CACCTGTTCCGCCGTCGCCGCCGCTGCCGCCTCTGCAGCTGTCCTCTCCGCCGTCGCCGCCGCTGCCGCCTGTTGTTGCGCCCTCGCCGCTGCATTCCTATCCGCTGCATCCCTATCCGCTGCCGTACTCGCCGCCACCGCATCCGCCGCCGTCACCGCATCCGCCTCATTATCCGCCTGTCCCGCTGCTCCCGTAATTTCACTTTCTCTTTCTTTACGTTTTAAGGTCAAAATAAAATCTTGAACGATATCATATAAAGTTAATATTGTAATGCTTGGGTTTGGCGGCATTCTACTAATAAATTCTATGAACACATCTTTATACTGATCGAAACTGGCATCTGCTAATAACGCCAACGTTCGATATTGAACATCTGGTAATATTACTGATAATATTTTGTTTTGCCCACCTGAGTGTGTTGTATTACCACAAATATCAGTAACAATACTATCACAATTTATATATATTATATTATTCGGAACTCTTGGATTCGGTATTTCTTGAACCCACTTGCATATAGCTTTATCTCCTAATAATCCAAACAAGTTCTCCATTCTAAAAAATTCATCATCTTGCGGAGGCTCACAACCACCTTTTTGAAAAATACCATTATTTGATTTACCACCACCTACCCGAGCACTACCACGACGACCAACACTTTTTGAATGTCTTATTACCGAATCAATTATTGCGAGCGAACGACAAGCCGCTGCTGCTGCTGAACGTGTATTATAAAAACTTTTAATTGCTTCATTTGTTTTTTTTGCTGATAGTTCGTGTATTATTTTTGCCGGTGATAATGATGTTAGTGATATACTACGTAATATTGACTCTGACGCTGACTGTGTTTGGGGGGCTTGTTGTGGTTGGGGGGCTTGTTGTGGTTGTATATTGGTTCCTTTTAAAAAATTACAAATAGTTGGGTCGGAGCATACAACAGTTTCAAATAACGAATAAGGTTGTTGTTGTTGTTGTTGTTGTTGTGGTTGTTGTGGTTGTTGTTGTTGTTGTTGTGGTTGTTGTGGTTGTTGTTATGGTTGTTGTTGTTGTGGTTGTTGTTGTGGTTGTTGTGGTTGTTGTTGTGGTTGTTGTTGTTGTTGTTGTTGTTGTTGTTGTTGTTGTTGTAATGAATTATAAGCATTTATACAACCACGATAATCTAAATGATTTACCGCGTCATTATAATTACTAGTAAGTTTTGTACAAAAAACAAAGGTTTCCATATTTATTCCTAATGACAGCAACAAAGAGAGCGACTGTAAATAATTTAAATGATAAATTGTCAATTTTGCGCCTTCGGCTGTAATCTTTGTAGTTTTAGTAATGATTGAACTTTTATGTAAATCTGAAATACGTTTTAGTTCATCTGAATTATGTTTTCGTTCAGCAATTTTGTCTTGTGTTTCGTCTCCCATTATATCATATTTCAAATCTTCAATTTCAGTAAAATGCTTCTGTATCGCTATCTTAAGTAATTTTATGTTTTCAGATATATCATACCATGGTGGTCTTCCTCCGTCTCTACTAGTTACTGGAAATATTGAACCATCGCCAAATATTATATATAAATTCCCAACCTGACATCTCGAAAGTAATTTCATGTAATTTTCCAAATCTCTTTTTAGTTTTTCTTTTAATGAAGAAAACGTGGATAAAGCCTTCTCTTCTTCAGAAGTAGTTCCATATTTGACATAATTCGCAGAATTCCCGATTTGATGAACATGCGAAATACTTAATCGCCTCGCAAGGGCTGCTAATACGCCGTCACATGTAACCAATAAATAGTTTTTATATGTTTCTTGAAAAATTTGTTTTAATGATTTTAAAGGGGGAGGGGGAGGTGGAGGGTTTTGTATTAACTGATCTTTATAGATAAGTAATGAGTAGTATAATATTTCTGCTATAATAAATAATAATTGGTTTGGATCACCCCATGATTTCAATACTATTTTTGCCAAGCCTTCGGCCTCTTTTGTATCTGTTATCATTTTGTTCATGAAATTTAAAAAAAACGCATTTTTTTCATTATTACCAGAAATAGCTTTATAAAACTCTTTTGGTGTTGTTCCACCATTGTACTCTTGTGGAGGGTGTTTGGCAAGATTTGTATATTTATGATTAGTAGTACGATCTACCGACAAAAAATCTTTACTTCGTGTCATGTCACAATAAATGTTATTAAATTCGGCGATAACCGGTTTATTCAATATACCCTGTTGATTTATTATTTCAACATCTAAAATAAATCCTTTATAAGGATGGGTGCCCGCAGCGCCAAGTGCTCTTCTAGTAAATAATCCAAAAGCTAGTTGGTCAGGATTAATACCGTTGAATTTGCTTAAACAACGTGGGTAATAATTGACGAAAAGAGGTGAATAAAATGCGGGATCTGTTGAGTTCGTCGCTGGATCTATTTTATTTCCGGCAGTATATTGAAGTTGTTTGGTATTATCTGGACCATTTAATTTACTTTTTATAATATCAACACTGTTGATCTGGCCAATTTGAATACCATTACCATCCTGTGGAAGAATCTCTGTTGGGGCTGGTCCAGAATCACGTGACCATATTTTAGGACATGTCGGTGCCGCCGCCTCCTGATCTGGAATTCTAAAATTATGATTTCTATGACTTAGCACCCCTTGTATAATCGTTTCTCCTGATGAAGGTGTGAATTCATTCTTGAATTCCGATAATAGTTCGTCTAATGTTTGATTTAATATATCACCCCCAAATATATCTTTCATAAATTTTCGTAATGTTTCTTTCGCACCATTCACAGATAGGTGAATTTTTGCGTTCGTTAAATCTTTAATTATATCTCCTGCTAATCGTTTTAATAAAATCATTTGGTCTCCTTCTAATATTTCTTCAAGGGTTAATTGATAAATTTGGTGTGGAATAGTTGTAAAACTACCTTTATTGCCTTGAACCGGTATATTTGGATCATTATTATATAAATGAATCATAATCACAAAAGAAGATTTACCATTATCATTTGTCAAATCTACAAAACTTAAACCGAAGTCCGCTGCTTGACTTATATGATTATCAAACGTAACTTGATTACCAGGTGGATCAAAAGTAACCTCGTCGGGATTACCGGTATTGACTGCTGAATGTACGTTGAAACGTAATGAACCTGTTAGTGCTTGGCCTGAAGGCGGTGAATACCGTGCGTATTGTATTTGTTGTTGTATTTGTTGTTGTGGTTGCTGTGGTTGTGATCTTCTTGCTGCCATTATGTCACCTCCCTTCTTATACTATTACCCTAAAAAATAACACACCTTTTCAACGGTCAGCTTACCTATCCCACGTTTTCCATCCACCGTAACATCCTTAAAACACTCCGAAACATGCTTGTATTTGTTCTTATTCATAGGTTGTATTTCTTGTGACTCGAATGTTGGTGATGGTGGCGACATTTCTGGCGATAAACTCTCTTCATAATTCGCGATTTTTCGATGTAAATCTCCTAAAAACTCGTAAATTGAACCGCCGTATTTCGCCAGAATCGCCGACGCCATCTTCGCGCTCACCCCTGGAACCTGCGCCAGCATAATCTCGCCTATATTCTCTCGTGTGATGTAGTCTCGTTTCTCTTTTTTCGCAGAGACCTCGCTGTAAGACGCCGTAGGCGTCGGTGTCGGCATGTCGGCCACTGCTAGCGGACCTTCCTTCGCTACCTTGTCCGCAAAATTAATGATAAATTCGGATGTTTCACCTATGTTCATCGTGCGTATCACCGAAAACCCCTTATAATACATCAGCGACACCATTGCACTTTGAAGCGCCGTCTTTGTAATCTGGGTATGTCGCTCGTCGTATCGTGCGAGGTCGCCTTCGATGATATACACGATATTGTGGGTGTGAAATCCCGTAGCGGCGGCGGTCTCGATGAGACGGAAGGACTGTTCTTTGTATCGCCCGTCTCGAATACTCGCTGCTAGATCAGCGAGCGTCTTTCTCTCGAAGATGACAATATCCTTCGCCTGTTGTGGGTGAGGGTCATGAAGAATAATATCACCGAGTGGCAATCTCTCGGATTTGATTTCATGATTCTCGAGAGATTTCGATACGGTAGGTCTTGTCTTTGGTCCTCTTGTTTTTTGTCCTGCAGCCGCCGCTTTATTTTTCGGAAGTGGAACCTTCATCGTCATTCCATCACCCAGGTCCATAATATAATGGTCGGGTTCAGCACATGGAAGTGCTGGCGCAGCGGCAGTAGGTTCCATCGCAGGTTTCATCAACTCCAGTAATTCTTTCTCTCGACAATCGATTTTGATAAGCATAGTAACTGTCTCGCTCTGCTAGCGTATAATATGATTATCAATACAAATACACACGAATTATGCCTTATGTTCTTTTCCAGAATAAATCTGATTCACTTGATTCGTCACCCGAATAAATGTCGTGCATTTCGGGATATCTTTCATGCGTTTTGCGCCAATATACGTGCATGTCGAACGAATCCCGCCTAAAATATCAAGTATGGTGCTTTCGACGGGACCGCGATACGGTATCTTCACCGTTTTTCCTTCCGCCGACCGATGCGACGCAACACCGCCATGATACTGCTCCATCGCAGTCGAACTCGACATTCCATAAAAGAGTTTGTATTTGTTGTTGCTGTTGCCGTTGGTGTTGGTGGGGTCTATTATGGTTTCACCGCCCGACTCATCGTGCCCCGCCAGCATGCCCCCTAACATCACGAAGTCGGCACCACCGCCAAACGCTTTCGCAATATCTGCGGGTGTAGTGCATCCGCCATCCGACACAATAAACCCGTTGAGTCCATGAGCAGAATCCGACGACTCGATCACGGCAGAGAGTTGGGGCATACCTACACCAGTCTGAAGTCGGGTAATACAAACACTTCCACTTCCGATCCCGACTTTTACAATATCTGCGCCACAGTTCATGATGAGCTCTTCCACCATCTCTCGAGAGACGACGTTTCCACATACGATCACCAACTGCGGGTATTTCTCTCGAATTTTTTTGACGAAATCAACAAACGCCTTCATATAACCATTCGCAACGTCGATGCATACGAATAATGGGTCAAGATGCGCAATGACCTGTTCCAGTTTTTCTTCATCTGTCTTGGTGATGCCTGTGCTTATCATATAATAGTTTCTGTCTAAACTTCTCGTGCCTTCGGTCGCCGCCGCCGCATTCGCATAATCCGAGAGATTGTAATGCTTGTGAAAGCAAGTGATGATTTTGTGGCGATGAAGAACGTTATACATTTCAAACGTCCCTACGGTGTCCATATTGGATGCGATGATCGGAACACCGGTCCATTTCACGCCGTTCTTAAAGATAATCTCTCGTGTGAGATTTACTTCTCCACGTGATGAGAGAGATGAACGCTTGGGTCGAAAAAGAACATCGCTAAAATCGAGCTTCAAGTCGGTTTCGATTTTCATGGTATGAAAACTATAATCATAGTATGAAAAACGTTTTATGTAATGTAATGGAATGAATGGAATCGAATCGAATGGAATCTATAACTTCGGGCCAGAATGACGCGCCGGCGCCAATCTCTCGATGAACCGAAATAAAAAGTCCTTATTCTTCGCAGGTTCCATGATTGTGTTCCTCATCGCAAAACTGCGCATTTGCCCTGTTCCTGCGGGGGGTGCTCCGCCCTTCTTGTCGCCGCCTCCATGCCGTGTATCGGTAAGGATCGCATTCGTAGGACCTGTGCTGTTAAATAATACACGTCGTGCAACCTTGCTATTTACCATGATTACAGTTGTTATATAATTATGGTATAATAAAATAATATGCGGATGCGGATGCGGATGCGGATGCGGACGGGTTCATTTACGCCTTGCAGTTCTTGGTGAAGGGCTGACGACCAACACCACCAGTAAGCTTGCAGTTGAAGATAAGGTTATTATCCTTCAAATACTGATACTGTTGAGCGCATGTTGCGAAACGAATCTTCGACAAGCAGTCGCATGTCATACCACCCTGGCGATAAGCTACCGATGTCCATGTGCCACGTCCAACCTTGGGGGCAGAACCGGGCATACTGCCAAAGTGGCAACCCTTGCTTGTCAGCGAACGAATACCTGAAACTCTCTTGCTACCAGATAACACCATTTTAAATTACTGAATTATAAATATTATCTATATAAAAAATTGATTGGATTTTGCTTAAATACATCTTCTGATATATTATCAATCGACGGAGTAGATTGAATTTGATAATGTTTCGTGTTCGCGATCCAGCCTCCTCATCCGTATGCGTCGAAAATACAAGTAGCTCTGACACAGAAAGTTCTGAAAATGAAAATATACTTCTAAATATTTCCGAAAATGGCGTGGAGAGCAGTGCCGACAACGACCCCGATGGTGGTATAGGTGGTGAAAGCGCACGAACCGGTAAAAATATATACAACGACGACGATATTATACGCGTGGATGAAGATCGTTATGTGTTCAATCCATATAACACCGAAAATGTGGAGGTAACGCTGGCGGACATCGAAGCGATCCTTATTAAGTATGGGGTGCCTTCACAGGTTCATAATTTCGAATTATATAAACGCGCATTCGTCAATAAATCCTACACAAAACGCCCTAAAGCTCTCAATGAACTCGAAAATGTATCGTTCATCGAACGACCCGAAGGTGCCATGCCGCTTCATACAAAATCCAACGAACGTCTCGAATTTGTAGGTGACGGTGTTCTTGAATGCGTGACAAAATACTATCTTTACCGCCGTTTTCCTAAAGAGAATGAAGGCTTCATGACGGAGAAGAAGATTGCCATCGTCAAAAATGAAACCATCGGAAAATTTGCCCTGGAAATGGGCTTACACCGTTGGTATATTATTTCGAAACACTCGGAAGAAAAGAAGACGAGAACAAATCTGAAAAAATTGGGGTGTTTGTTTGAAGCGTTCATCGGGGCTTTGTTCTTGGATTTCAATCGTGTTCCGATTCACGATGACGATAAATGGTTTGAGAAAGTATTCACATGTGGTCCTGGTTTTCAGATTGCGCAGATATTCATCGAATCCGTATTTGAACGACACATTGACTGGACGAACCTCATCAAGAACGACGATAATTACAAGAACATTCTTCAGGTGAAAATACAGAAAGAATTCAAGACAACGCCTGATTATATCGAATTGTCACGGGATGTTGATGCCGGATACGAAATGGGGTTGTATTTATGTTTAGGACAACCATTACATGAAGTGATCGGCCACCCTTCCGCTGCGGTTCCATTCAAATCGTTGGCGAATGGGTTTGCCGACGTTCATCGGATTTGCGAGCAAAATGGCGGAAAAGCATTCATCTTCTTTGCGCGAGCTTCTCATAAAATTAAGAAAAAGGCGGAACAAATGACATGTGAAATGGCGATCAAACAAATCGCAAGAATTCCGAAATAAATATAACTGTATATGTTAGTAATATGAATGTTTTACAACAATACAATCTTACGAGTAGGCCGGTATTAGGGCGTTCTAGTAGTGCGACTGCGGTGAAAGAAGGGGTTGTCGTTCATTTTTCTCGTAAATTACCGAGTGAATTACTGAAAAGGCCTTCGACGTTGGTGGGTCGAAAGACGATGCGAGAAAAAAGAGAAGAAGAATTTAAGCCCGAATTGCCAGTTGAAGGAGAAGCAGGAGAAGCAGGAGAAGCAGGAGAAGCAGGAGAAGCAGTGGTAGCCGCAGCAGAGGGCAGCACTAGAAAAACAGATTCAAGTGTTTTTGTAGATGAACGTCATCTTGCGAATATTGATCGTGACGCTTTGATCGCAAAAATAAAAGGTTCTTTTTCTTCATTTAAAATGTCTCGTAAATTGGATAACGCCGCCGAAATTCGTAGTAAAGAAATGGAAGCGGAAATCAACGAAGACTTATCAAACGAAGAACCTCTTTCTTCCGCTCCGATTAAATTAGGAAAACGTGTGATATTACCCTCCGATGAACAAGTGAAAGTCAGTAAAACAGAGGCAGCGATGGCGATTGCGGAAGCGAATGAACCAGCCGCATTTGATGAGCTACGTGTGTCGGCAGAAGAGGCAGCAGAGGAGGTAATAAACCAAGCAGAGACGGCACCAGCAGAAACAACGGCTCCACCGAAAGAAACGAAAAGGCGTATAATTCGCCCTAAACCAAAATCGAGTAGTAGTAGTAGTTCTGTTTCGGCAGCATCTGCCAGTGTAAAGGCGATCGTAAAGAAGATCAGCGAACGTGAAGATAGCACCGTGAATATCGCCGCCTATAAAGTGGGTGATACGGTTGTTGCGACACGACTTCCGCCGCCGCGCCATCTTCCCCAAGTTCAAGCATCCGAATTTTACATGAATAACCGCGCGAAATTCATTCAATAT